TTTGTATTTTGCTCCTTTTGGATTAACACTGCTAATACTGTCTTTACTGTATTTCCAATATTCCTGACTCTTTGCCGTCATAGAATTACTGTTTTTCAGTGCATTCTTTCGGCTGGATACAAACTTTCTAAGGGAGTCGCCGAACTTATTTCCTTTTGTGATTGCACCAATTCCACCAATTCCAGCACCAATAAATGCTCCCGGAACTGCTCCAACACCACCAAAGACAGCTCCTATGGCTGCTCCGGCGGCTGCACCACCTCCAACCATTCCAAATTTCGTGCCACCTCTATAGGCTTCCTTCTTCTTCGTGGCTGAATCTTTTGAGGTCACTGCGTTATAAATATTACCAGCTGCACTTCCTATTCCAGCAATCCCTAAAGCTCCACCTAATAAAGATGCACCTCCAACGGCTGCTGCTCCACCAGCGGTCGCTGCACCTGATCCAAGTTTTACGCCTAGATTTCCAAGCCATGCTTTCCATCCAGTGGCAGCTACGGTTTCTCCATTTTTCAGCGTGACACCAGAACCGCCTAAACCAAACAAGCCACCCGGTGTCCTTGTAGGTCCAGATGGTGTTTTCGGTTCAGTTTGTTGCATTTTTCGCTTTACGCTTTCTGGTAACCAGATTTCTTTATTACCTGTCGGATTTGTTCCCGGTATTGTAGAATTTCCGTTTCCAATTCCTCCGTTCACATTTACAACTGCCGCGGATACATTGATTGTTCCAATAGAATCTCCCAAAGGATTTGTTTTTCCTCCACCTCCAGAACCGCCAGTGATCAGATCGTATAGACTTTTTCCACCTTTAAACAGCTTTAGCCCTCCAGATAATCCAAGAAATCCAGCTAAATAATCTTCGATACCAGCTTTATCTCCGCCTGGTAACAGATCCTTAAGAGATTCCTTGAACCAGTTTCCACCAGCTTTTGCAATATCTTTTCCAATCCCAGTAATCTTTTTAACGATCGCCGGTCTTCCTTTAGAATCCCACCACTTAGAAAACGGATTTACAATCAGTTCATCCCAAGCAATACTAATCTTGCCACCGATTGAAGCATTTTGGAATTTTGGCATACTAATAAGATCGTCGATCTTATCTCCAGCCTTTTCAAGTCCCTTGAATACAGATGTACTTGCATACTCTCCAAGTTTTTCAAGTGATGTTCCAGCTTCTTTTAGTTTTGCATCGGATTTATCAAGATAGTCTGCAAATTCTCCTAAACCTTTCGTTGCTCCCTTCTGGAGACCTTTTCCCCATTTAGAAACAATGTTTATGTCGAACGTATCTTTAATATTTGACATTAATCCAGAAACCGTCGAATTAGATGTTTTATCCATCATTCCATCAAATTCTTTCAGCCCATTAAGGATTGTCTTAACTGCTTTGTCTCCACTGATTTCGCCCTTTTGAGACATTTCTCTGATCTGGGCTATGGATTTACCCTCTGCATCAGCAAGATACTTCCATGCGTTTATACCGACATCTGTCAGCTGATTCATGTCCTCTGCGTTCAATCTTCCGTTTGTTTTCATCTGACCTAAAGCTCTGGATACTCGAGAGATACCCTCTTCTCCAGCTCCAAGTGCTGCGGATGCATTACCAATCTTCGTCAGGTCAGGAATAATGTCTTTATCAGAGAATCCATAAGCCAACATCCTTTGAGCATTTGATACTACGGCCGATGTGTCAAACGGAGTAACAGATGCAAATTTCTTCGCACTATCCATAAACTTCGTAGCTTTCTTTTTAGATTTCAGCATTGTTTCAAAGCCAATTTGATATGTCTGAAATTCGTCTGCTAATGATACTGGATCAGCTATCAATTTCTTTGCAGCAATTCCAGTCATAACTCCACCAGCCAAAGTTTTTAGTGAAAATATAGAATTCTTGATCTTAGATATAACACTTGGGATTTTTTTGATCTGACTTGTTACCTTGTCATTGATTTTTAGGACTGCTGAAAAAGTCTTTCTACCAAAACTCATACCAGCACTCATAGCTTTTTTGATCCCTGCTGTTGCAGTGTCTTTTAATCCAAGTTTTGGAGTCCAGGTCTTTTTACCGAGCCCGTCTCCCTTTTTACCAAACTTGTCAAGGACTGGACTTGCTTTATCTTCAAGTCCTAATTTTGGCTTTGCACGCTTCTTTCCAAGCTTGTCCATCTCTCGTGATGCTTTCTCTGCATTCTTCCCTGTTTGCTGTAGGCCAGAAGACGCATGGTCGGAATATTCCGATACAACATCGATCACAATTTCTTTGTTTGCCATTTATGCATCGCCTCCTTCCATAGCTGTTATAAGTGCTGCAAAGATAAAAGCCCTCTCTCCTTCTGGGAGATCAAGGGCTTTTGATGGCAACATTCCAGTCCGTAAATAATTTTCTGCAAGCAGAGAAGCTAACGGACTGGACTTAATTAGTTTTTTGCATAATCAATGACATTTGTACCACTGCCGGATAACTCTTCAATCTTGTCGCTGACTGCTTCAAGTTCTCCAGCTGTAAGAATTTCCTTAATGATCTCTGCCTGTGTCATAACCATGTGACCAGCTTTGTTCAGTCCTTCTTTTAATGCTGGATTATCCCAGAATTTTGTTCCATCACTTTCCGGAACTGTTGCAATGTAAATCTGCCATGCCATGTAATCTGCATTGCTTACGCTTTTCTCAATTAATGGAAGTGATGCTCCACCCGGATTCGGCATATAAGTTGTTGCTCTCTTTCTGCAATCAGTGATTTCATCAAAAGATAATGGACGAATATCGAATTTAAACAATTTCTGTCCGTTTCTTTGAATATTTAATGTCTGGCTTACCTCTGTCTTATACTCTGCTGCCTTTAACAGACCAGTGATAAGGTCCATTTCATTTTCTTCTGTTACATTGATATTTGTTTTCTTCTCTGCCATTTTCTTATCCTTTCTTTATGCTGCCAATGATTTAATACAATCTGGTACACTGTTAACAATAAACTGGCACTGTCTCTTGATGATTTCTCCCGGTTTTACTTCCAGAATGTTTGTATCTCCATCAGGAATACATTCATCTAACAGATATTTACTTTCGCCACCAGCAAGTGGTTCTGTAACACCGCCCTGTAAACTGAATGTAGGAATTTTCCCATTTTTAATCGCTTCCAGCATTGGTACGATCGTCAGATCATCTCTTACTACAGCTTCAGTGAACGATGCTGTAAATTTAACACTGTCTGGAACTCCATATGTCTGTACATCTCCTGCCGGATGGAAATCTACGTTTGAAAAATTCATTCCGATTGTAAACTCTTCCACGGATGCAAACCAGATGGAGACTCCATCCAGTGTAATAAAAAGCTTTCCGTCTTTTCCTGTCATCAGCTTTCTAGTATCAAAACCTTTTCCACTCATCTATATAACACCTCCTACTGTGCGATATACTGGAACTGATATGTTAAGTAGATCTTTTCCATACTGTCAACGTCATCAATACGGATAATAAAGTATGCATAATCCGCTGCATGTGGATTTTCTATATCCTCATAAAATTCGTAAGTATCTAAGATCTTTCCTTCTCTGTTCATTTCAGCCAGTACTTTTTTAGCTTCCTGAATCACATTATCAACGCCTGCTGCATTGTTGCTGATCTTACCAATCAATGGTTCTAATGTACGATTGATACGGTCAAAAGCTTCGTAACGTACAGCTGTACGTTTGATCTTCTTCCATCCTTCGTCATCGTCCTCATCCAGAACTGTATATGTGTTCACTCCTGAATCAAACCAGACCTGTCCTTCCTGTCCTTCTGACAAAAGAAGCAATCCAGATTTGATCGCATCGACATATTGTTCATTCGTCAGCTGTTCAATGCATGACTCCGCATCTGGAATCTCTGTATGTACAATTGATGTACTTGAATCTTTGCATCCAATCACACCTGCCTGAACTGCTGCAGCAAGGTATCCTTCCACCCTATCTCCGGCAGTATTATAATATCCGCTACCGCAGTAAATAAAATATGGTGCATTATAGGATTTTGCATTCGTTTTTCTTGTAGCAAGTGACTTTCCTGCCGCTTCTCCAAGTACGCAAACACCCAATGCACCGTTTGAATGGATTCTTTCCATGTATGTCTTCGCTAATGCTTTAACATCTTCTTCGACTGTATCAAGCACCAGTACATTCCAAGCATAAGTTTCGAATGCATTAAACGCATTGCTGTAATCTTCTGTTGTGACTGCCGGTGCTGATCCACCAGCCAAAGCCTGCTGTGCAACCGTCTGCATGATCCCGGATGCTCCAGAAACAAGTTCTGCGGATAAATACTTGCTGTCTTTCATTGCTTCCACCAGATTTGCAGCCTCATTTACATCCGCACCAGCGATAAAGCTTACTTTCTCAACAAGTGTTGTCCCATTGTAAACGGAACACTCTTTTGTCGTTTCATCTCCTAATTTCTGTTTTACAGTTACGGAGAATTTCAAAGCGGTTGGATATTTTGTCTTTAATGTAACTGCATTTGTGGCTGTGGTTGTCTGTAAGGACAGGCTTCCTTCTTTACCACCAGTTCCAAGACGGTAAAGATATACCGTGTTAGCACCTGCATCAAACAGTTTTACCGCTGCATCGATCGTTCCACTCTCCATATAAAGTGAAAGAAGATCACTCTTTGATGTGATCTTCTGAATCTCTCCAACTGGACCAAAATCTGCATGAACCGGAATACAGAAAACTCCGTTCATTGCGGATGCTACACCATTATTTGTGATCTGCTCATGTCTGCGATAAACTCCAGCTCTTTCCTTTTTCTCGCCTTTTAAAAATAATCCGGACAAGTTCTTATACCTCCTTCTTCTTAAATGTATCTACAAGTTTCTTTGCTGTGCTCTGCGTTGCTTCTTTAACACCTGCCCTTGCAAATGCTGTTCGGATAATATCTTGTGATACTCCTAACACCTGTGGATTTTCTGCATATTCATCCACAGTATAAGTAACTTCTAGCACTGTTTTTGTTTCGTCTTTCTTTTCTGCCATTGTTTCCTCCTAACTTATCGTAATTGTCTTTAATTCATCGACTGTTTCAACATCTCGTAGCTTTCCGTACTGACCTCTTACCGTTACCTGTCCATCTTTTAATGGATCAAGTTTCGTGCTGTATGCCAGCTGATTTACAAAAAACGGCGATCCATCATTCATAACGAACCGCTCTCTTTCCTGTAAATCTTGCAGCAAGTTCATAACAAACTGATCAGCATTTACATCCGATCCGGAGATCACATGTACCTTGATGTTGTTTGTAAACCATGTACAAGCATATGTCGATGGGAACGTTCCTGGCTGCATAGAATCCAGTCTAGTATAAACAACCACTTCTTCATCATCCGGCTTCCAGATTTCGTCAAGTTCCGTGTTATTGATCACTGTCACGTTCCAGTTCTCATCAATGTGTTT